CGGGTGATACGCACAATGCTCAGCGGGTACTCAGGCGCGCACCCTCGGCGTTGCGCGGTCTGCGCGCCGCTTATCACCCCGCCGATGGATTTGTACCGGAGCGCGTCTTGGAGCGACGAAATGAATCGCTCTCCGTTCCAAAAGGCTGCGTCACAGCCGCGCCGTAACACGTAGGTCACGCCTTGCTCGTCGTTCATCTTCCACCTCCGTAGTTGATGCTCGTGTGCGGCACCTGAGCCGCGACGGCAGCGCGCAGCGTGCCGAGGGCGACAAGCGCCTGAGTGATTGCTTCCTCGCGGGCGTACTCATGCCGCCCCTCGGCGCGGCCCCCGACTTCGTTGCTGATCTCCTCGATGGCCGAGAAGAATGCCGGGCCGTGCTCCTCCCAAATGTCGAAGGCAATGTGGAGGCGCCGCGGAACGCGGGGGTTCAGCACGGCACGGCCGGCGCGCTCCGAACGGGTCGGGATGTAGATGGTTATTGGCACCGCAAGCATCGGCGGCGTGACGGGGGCGAGGAACTGATCGAGGTGCGGCGACAACTGCATTGAAACATCTCCATGAAAGAATGTGGTAGTCGGTTAGCGGGAGCGAGTATAGTGAGAAGTGCAAACTACGCGCAAGTGCCAATTTCGCACATGTGCTGAGTCGGTCACTGCGTCTGTGTTGGACATCACTGCGCGGACAGCGCACTCGGGGCGAGTGTTACTGTATGCAAAAACCCGAACGCCCTTACGCCCTTACGCCCTTACGCCCTTACGCCCTTACGCCCTTACGCCCCTTACGCCCTTGCTCTTTTTATCGCGCTCGCGTCAGAGCGGAGGCGGGCGTCGATAAGTGAAAGGGGGTAACTCGTTGCGGCGTAACGACTTAGCTAACTGGAGGTGGAGCAACACTTTGCGATAACCCGTTGCGACATAAGCACTTAGGCCGTCCAAGGCGCGGGGGGCGGCTCGGGCTCTATATAGAGGCGCGCGACATGTGACAATTATCACGAAAGATTTCTATTGCGCGCACTTAGCACGTTTGCTAAGGTAGCATCGGACAACACAACCGGAGTTACCCGATGCCTGACACCAAAGTACTGCGCGGCCAAACGGGAGCGAACGTAATCGTTCCGCGCGACATTGCGCGCAGTGCCAAAGGACTCATAAAAGAAGTGTTGAAGTTTCGCGAACTATCGCCCGCGGAATGGGACACGCTCCAGTCCCTACGGCGTATTCTGGGGGAGGTTTGACCATGCAATACACAGTCACGAAACAAAGAATCCAAATGATCGGACCCATTTGGATGCCCGCCGCGGTCTGCGCTATGGAGCGCGACTTAGACAGCTACGACATGTCGAACCTCGGCGACGCGACAAACAGAGACGACGTGGAGCACTGGCTCTGCCTCAACTCAGGTGACTTCCAGTCAATCTCCGATTTTCGCGCGGACTTCCACGTTGACGGCAAGCACATCGTCCACGAATGGGCGAAGGAAGACAGCGAGTTTGTTTTTTCCGACGCCATGTACCCGAGCGAGGACTGAACCATGGCACTCAGACGCTACGAACACCCTGGCAGGTTCGAGTGTGAGCTAGTCATAGCCGAGCTTATCGACGCAGCGGGCCCCGTAGACACAGCCGGTGATTGCGAGACGACAGGACACTACCGCTACGTCTCGGGTCCCTTCGATGCCGACTACATCGCAACGCTCGAAAGCGATACAGACGTAACGCTCACCGATGAAGAGCGCGCCTATCTCAGCGCCGATTTCGTTGGCGCGATCGTCCATACCGGCGCTTACGGTTTCGTCACGGTCGAATACTACGACGGTGATTCCCCCGCGGATCGAAGCGCAGCTACCGCCAGACTCGAAAGCACGTGGGCACGCATCGTCGACGAAATCGACGCGCAACTGTCGGAAGAGGACAACGACTAATGCCGAAACGAGACGGCGTGACTCGCGACGGCATCCTCTGGCACATCGGACACGAGACGGTTGCGTTGGCTCGTAACTGTAACCACATGCGTTACAGCGGTTACACCTTGCGCGACGCATTGGCGACGTTTCGCGCGGACTTCCCCTCACAAACGGATAACGACTGATGCCCAGCATCTACGTTGCTTGTCTCGCGAGCTACAACAACGGCGTCCTACACGGCGCGTGGATCGACGCGGCACAGGATGCCGACGCGATTCATGCGGAGATTGTCGCGACCTACACCTTTGAACGGAGGGGCGAAGCATGAGGCGGTTTTATGCTGGCGCATTGTGCCCGCGCGGTAGCGCAGACGCGGTAACATGCGTGACGGATGACAAAGCGACGCGCGGCGACGGCATCCTAGTAATTGTGGACCCGAGCGGTTGTCTAACTGAGGAGTCGCGCGACGAGTTGGCGCACATGATCGCGGGATGTATGCTCGCGTTTCTGCCAACTTACGAAGAGAACTAAAAATGCACACCTTTACATTCTCAGACTCGGCCGGCCGGACCTACACGGCCAAAGCGGCAACACAGGAAGCCGCCGAGCTATACATACGCGCCGAGACGGGCGTAAAAGGCTGGCTATTCTTGCGATCGACGCGCCTAGGCAAGCGGAAGGGCGCGTGAACATGCCAGCATGGCCTTGGGCCAGATTGCCTCCCGCGTCTCTGTGTTGGTTGTCGGAACAGTGCCAACCACTCGTAGGGCTTGGGCGAGCCGAAAAGGACGCAAGGCGTAAGTATCGCTAGGGCTATGTTTCGCCGTCCCGTCACAAAACAAAGCGCCGATCGGTTTCCGATCGGCGCTTTGCTGTGTCCCCTGTGTTGACGATCGTTTACAGGATCGCTGCTAGTCGTCGCTCGAATGCTACCCGAGCTACGATCCTGGCGCTTACAGCATCGTGCCTTTTGTGCTGCATATCGAGACGGTAGAGCATGGCGCAGGTAGGGGCACGACAACCCGCAGCGTAGCATGCAATCGACTTCTGGCAGGCTGGACGACCGCGGATAGCGTCTCGGCGCTTGCGCTGTTTGGCTCGACACTTGGCTAAATGTACCTCATGCGCTAGCCGGCAGTCGGGACAACGGCAACCAAACCAGTAACTCTCTTGCGTAAATCCGCGCGGATGTTGAGTAGTGTGGGGTTTCATCCGGGAAATTTAGCCCTTTTGACAGCGAAGCGAAAGGAAGAAACAGCAACGCATTGCCGGGGCAAGTGCTTGTCATACAACGCCAATGCTCGGCGTAGCACACAAAACAGATTTTGTGGCCCCTTCTACCGGGCTGTGGGGCCGTGGCCGTGGCCCCTATATATAGGAAATGTTGTAGAGTGGATAATAGAGAGATAAAATCCTAAAGCATGTGCTGAACGGCCAATTGGTGTTTAAATGCAAGCACTTAGCTATGCAATGCGTACCTCAGTCAAAGCTTTCACCCCTTCAAACGACGCCGAAACTGGCGCGAGCCTGAGCCCGAGCCCATATTTCCTCCCTCACAGGCTCGCCGAGAGTTAGCGACGTTGGCAGGTACACCAAAGCGATGGGCCATTATCAAAGCACTGCGTCAGCTTGCGGTAGAGCATTTCGAGGAACCCGACGCGACAGTGCTTGAGTACATCGGGTCTTGGGTAGCGTCAGGCAAGACAAAGAAAGCGTTATGCGAGGAGCTATCGCTGGCGCTCGGTTGGGAGCCGTCGAATCCCGCCCTCAACCTCGCCCTAGAGACTGAATGTGGCGCGGATACGCTGGATGCTCGGCTGTCCCTCGCGCGCAAGCGCTCGGCGCAAGATTTAGTAGATGCTACGGTGAGCCTCGCCGATAGCGCGCCACTAAGCCCACAAGACGCTCAGAAGGTCCGCAACCAAATAGCTGCTAGGCAGTGGCTCGCCGAGCGTCGCGACCGCGCCACGTTCGGTACGGACAAGGGCGCGAGCGTCCACGTCACGATCGGAGCATTGCACTTGGACGCATTGCGTCAGCCTGCGCCGCAGCTCCCGAGCGTCATAGCCACGGTCATAACGCAGGACGCTGATTTGCTAACCGATGGTACAGACGTAACTTAGCACGTCATCCATTAGACTATGAATCAGACGCTCGGTGAGTGCGCTACTCGACCCGAGCGAGGGGCGCGACGCAAGCTAAGTGCAGTCGGGGCAACCACTTGCACAATGCGACGGTGTGCCAGCCCCGCGAGTCGTGCAGAAAGCTAAGTCGTTATGCCGCAACGGGTTACGGGAGGCCCCCCCCTTCAACTTATCGACGCACGCCTCTGCCCTCGCTACCCTTTGAGTGACACCGAGATTGTTCTGGCGAACTTCGGAGTTTGGTTGTAGATTTCCGGGCTCTCCAGACTTGGCCGCGAGAACCCCCGATCCCAGGGCGGTCAGTATCCGGCCCCGTCTGTAGAGCAAAGTCGTCGAATCCGCCTGGGCCGTGCCCGCTGTGCGTTCTCCCCACAGGCAGGCCGCGTGAATCGACGACGTGATTTTCCAGACCCCCGCCCCCGTAGTTTTTGCCGTCCCGGCTGGCTCGGGCGACTACGCCCCCGAGCGAATCACCATCACGTCGCCGGAATCCCTCTACGGCGTCACGGTGATGATCGCGGCTTCTCCCGCCGCGGCGGTGTTCGAGCTGTGGCTGCTCAAGGCCGGGGGCGCCCCCGCCACTGACGCGGACTTCGCCCTCTACAAGAACTCGACGGGCGGTGAGACGTGGCCCCTCGCCGGATGGCACGGCGCGCAGATTCGCGTCAAGTCAGGCGGCAACGCCGGCAACGCAACGCTGTCCGTCACGGCGGTATAAGTGGCCCGCCGCGGAAAGTCCCCGATCGGTATTTCGACGCCGGCAGTAGCTCCGAGCGTCCCCGCCCTGAACACGCTGACGCTCGCGCCAGCCTCGGTTGATCCCCTCGACCTGAATGGCACGGACGAGCGCGAACTCGTCTGCACGGCGCAAGATCAGGCCGGTAGCCCATTCGCGGTTCCGGTTCTGACAGCGCATACAACCAACGACAGCTACGTGACAGCCGCCGTTGTCGGCGATGTCCTCACGATCACCGCCGTCGCGGCTGGCGGTTCCGCCGAGGTATACGTCACGGGCGGCGGCAAAGAGTCCAATCACGTCGCAGTCTCCGTGGTAGTTGACGGCGCCTTCTCGATCGAGATTTCCCCGAGCGAGACGATCAACACGAACGTGGACAACGCGCCGATTCAGTTCACGGCGGTCGTTCGTGACGTGAATGACGTCGTCATTGACGTCCCGGTGGAGTGGACGGCAATCGGAGACGGCGGCACGATCGACGAAGACGGCCTGTTCACCTTCGATGGCGTCATCAACGAAGACGGCCTGCCCATCAGTGCCAACATCGGCGCCACGCTCTCCTCCCTTGAGACGCTGATCTTCATCGCGGTCGGGGAGGCGGCGTCCGTGCTCGTCGCGCCATCTACCCTCGATCTGTTCGACGGCCCGCCCCCCGACAACGTCGGCCAACTGACCGCGACGGTGCTCGATCAATTCGGCAACGATACGCTACAGACGGTGGGCGGTAGTTGGCTGTCGGATGACGAAGATATCGCGACAGTCGACGTGGACGGCGAGGTTACGTACGTCGGCGTCGGCGACTGCACCGTGTACGTAGAGTACGACGCGGGCGATCCCGGCATTCTGGAATCCAACCACTGCGCGGTAAACTGCTCGTTGAGCTAACGTGCCGCGCCGCGCGCATCCGTCGCTCGGGCCAAGCACCGCCGCGGTAGCGCCCCCCATTCCGGTGCTCGCCGCGTTGGTGCTGTCGCCGGCAACGGCAATCAGCGCCGAGGACGAGAGCGCCGACATTGACCTGACGGCCACGGCGTTCGATCAGGTCGGCTCGCCGAAAGCGGTGCCGGCGCTCACGCCGCATTCGACAGACACCGACGTCGCAACCGTGTCGGTCGACGGGGCCACAGTCTCCGTACACGTCGTCGCGCCGGGTAGCGCCGAAGTCTACGTGTCGAACGGCGCGGTCAACTCCAACCACGTCGCCGTCACAGTCACGCAGCCCGCGGGGCTGATCCCCTACCGCCGCGAAGTGCTCGGCTTCGAGTTTGTGCCGCAGCGCGACGACGCCGGACTCGTGGCGTCCAGCGGGCAGCCGTTCACGAAAGTCGGAACGCCGACACTTATCGGTGCCGGCGTGCAGGGCTACGAGTTTGCTGGTACTGACTCGATCGTCTTCGATTCCGACGACATCAACCCGCTGCTCAACGCCGACCCGAGCGGGTTCACGCTGTTCATCGTGCAGCCGACGCCGGCCGCGTCGATGGGTGTGCCCCGCGGGCTCATTCCCCACGCCTCGATTCTCGCGCTGACGGATCAGAGCGACTACCCGCTCGCGATCTACGCGCAGGACAACACAGGCGCCGGGGCCGCGATGTACGGCGTGGTCGCGTACGACGAATCGAACTACGAACTGACGGACGATCTCGGGCACCCGACGCTCTTGGCGGCTGGCGCGTCGCGCGTCTACGCTTTGCGCTTCACCCGCGCCGATGATCCTGGCCCCGAGTCTTGGGAGTTTGACGACGTCGCCCGCGGGCGGCTCGATCCGTTTGTCGACGGAGTCGAATATCCCTCGGACGGGTTCGGTCCCTCCGAGCCGGAAGACGCGGGCGTGGCCGCGGGCACGATCGAGGAACTTGGAAGCGGCGCCATGTATATCGGTGACGATGATGCCGGCAGCGCGGTGTACCCGCGCATCGGCTCCGTGCTCATATACACGGAGGCGCTCGGCAACTCCGACATCGTCGCGATCTCGGCGTGGCTCACAGCGAACAGGCCGGTGCCGATTTCCTGATGACCGCCCCCGTCATCGCCGACAACCCCCTCGCCGCGCTCCGCACTCAGTATTACTACCGCCCCGATTTGTTCGTGGTGGAAATGCTGGGCGGCACGCCGGACGCGAAGCAGATCGAAATTATGATCGCGGTCGCGCACGGTACGGCGGCGATCGACAAGCGCCGCATCTCGATCCGCTCGGGCCACCGCGTCGGCAAGACGACGCTGCTCGCGTGGCTGATATGCTGGTTCCTTTTCACCCGCTATCCGCAGAAGACGATCTGCACGGCGCCGACCGAGAGCCAGCTCTTCGACGGCCTCGCCGCCGAAACGAAGGCGTGGCTCGGGCGGCTTCGGCCAGACGTGCAAGATTTGTTCGAGGTGCAGACCGATCACATTTTCCTCAAGGCGTCGCGGCACAACTCGTTCGTCGCATTCGCAACAAGCCGGCCGGAGAAGCCTGAGGCGATGGCCGGCAAGCACTCTGATAACGTGCTGCTGATTTGCGACGAAGCATCGGGTATCCATGACGCTGTGTATGAATCCGCCGAAGGCTCGATGGCCGGGCCGACCGCGGTGACGATCCTCGCCGGGAATCCAACGCGGCGCACGGGCCTCTTCTACGACACGCACAACAAGCTGCGGGACCTGTGGAAGACGTATCACATTACCTGCATCGGGCACCCGCGGGTGTCGCCGGACTTCATTGAGGGCATTCGCCGTCGTCACGGTGAGAACTCCAACGTCTACCGTGTGCGCGTGCTGGGTGAGTTTCCGAAGGCCGACGACGATTCGATCATCCCCTTCGAGCTATGCGAGTCGGCGCTCAAGCGCGACGTCGAAGCGCAGCACGTCAAGCCAATCTGGGGCGTGGACTGCGCGCGGTTCGGCAACGATGCGTCCGCGCTCGCCAAGCGCAAAGGCAACGTGCTGCTTCAGCCGGTCGAGGAGAAGCGTGGCTTCGACACGATGCAGTTGGTGGGCTGGATCAAGCACGAGTGGGACATTACGCCGGCCGCGGATCGTCCTTCAGAGATTCTTGTAGACGTCATAGGGATCGGCGCCGGAGTGTGCGATCGTCTCGCCGAACTCGGGCTGCCAGCGCGCGGCATCAACGTCAGTGAGTCGCCGTCGATCTTCGATGAGCGGTATGACATCCTCCGCACGGAATTGTGGTTCACTGGCCGGAAATGGTTCGAGGCAAAGAATTGTTCGCTGCGCGGCGACGAACGCCTCGCCGCCGAGCTGGCCGGGCCGACGTACGGCTTCACCTCCAACGGAAAGTGGAAAGCAGAGAGTAAGGATCACATGAAGACCCGCGGCCTCCAGTCGCCGAACCTCGCCGACGCCTTCCTGCTCACGTTTGCCGGCGACGCCGTCACGGCGATCGGCGGCAATGAGAAGTCGCGCGCTTCGTGGAAGGCGCCGCTTCGGCGTGCGCTCAAGAGGCTCGCATAATGGCGCTCACCGCAGCCGACAAGAAATGGTTCCGCAAGATGGTTAAGGACGAGATTGCGGCGTTGCTCGAAGACATGGTTGCCTCCGCGCAGCACGGCGGCTATGACGGCGCCACGCGGGTCGTAGATGAGGACGACACAGAGTCTCGAATCGGGTTCCACGCGATCGGCCGGGTGACGCAAGCATGACGACCTACAAATTCAACGACTCGAAGACCCCCGCCGAACGCCCGCAGGCGCGGAAGGGTGAGGGCAAGATGAAATCCGTCGATCTGCGCCGCATCATCCGCGGCATCATCGAGGACGCCGTAACGCTCGCCGACGACGAACTGTCGCCGCTCCGCGCCGAGGCGACGAAGTATTACCACGGCGAGAAGTTCGGCAATGAGGAAGAGGGCCGTTCGCAGGTCGTCATCACTGAGGTGCGCGATACCATCCTCGGCGTCAAGCCGGCGCTGCTGCGCGTGTTCTTCGGCCCCGAGCGTCAGGTCGAGTTTCATCCCCGCACGGAGGCGAGCGTCGCCAAGGCCAAGCAGGCCACCGATTACGTGCAGCACGTGTTCGCCGAGGACAACCGCGGGTTCCAACTGACGGACGCCGTGCTCGACGACGGCCTGATCCGGCAGCTCGGCGTCTTCAAGTGGGGCTGGGAGGACGGGCAGACGGAAGCCGCCGAAGATGACGCGCTGACGCAAGATCAGCTTTTCTCGCTCGCTGCCCGCGACGATGTCACGATCCTGAGTGTCGACGCCGCCGACATGGACGACGCCGAGCCCGGCGACGAGCCGCTGTTTGACGTCACGTACACGATCGAGCACGAGGGCTGCGCCCGCGTGTGGGCGTTGCCGCCCGAAGAGTTTCTGCGCGATCGCGAAGCGGTCACGGTTGACACGGCGCTGTTCGTTGGGCACCGGACGTGGTTGGCGAAGGGCGATCTGATCGCGATGGGCGTGGACGAGGACTTGCTCGACAAGCATGCCGGCGCGTCGAACGAGAGCCGCGATGGCAACCCGGAACGGCAGGCCCGGCGTCAAGCCGCCTCGCCGAACATGGGTGACAACCCGGAAGCGGGCGAAGCGAACGACTTGATCGAATACGTCGAGGGCTACTTCCGCATCGACTACGACGGCGACGGCAAGCGCGAGCTGCGGAACATCTGCACGATCGGCAACAGCTACTACCCGGTCTGGAACAAGCCCGCCCGCCGCGCCCCGTTCGCGCCGTTCGTGCCGATTCCCGAAGCGCACACGATGGGCGGCATGTCGTACGCCGATCTGACGATGGACTTGCAGCGCGTGAAGTCGGACGTGACCCGCGGCATTCTCGACAGCGCCGCGTTGTCGATCTTCCCGCGCACGGCGTTCATCGAAGGGCTCGCCAGTGTTGAGGATATTCTCAACACGGAGATCGGCGCCCCGATCCGCATGAAGCGCGATGGCGCGGTCACGCCGTTCACCCACCCCTTCACCGGGGGCGACATGATGCCGATACTCGCCTACTTCGACGGCGTCGGCGAGAACCGCACGGGCAAGAACAAGGGCGCCATGTCTATGGACGCCGACGCCCTTCAGTCGTCCACGAAGGAAGCGGTCAAGGCCGCGGTCGGCTCGTCGCAAGAGCGCACCGAAGTGCTGGCCCGCCAGTTCGCCGAGCAAGCCCTCAAGCCGTTGTTCCGCGGCATCTACGAGACGCTCGTCGAGCACCAACCGAAAGAGCGGCTCGTCAAGCTGCGCGGTGAGTACGTGCAAGTGGACGTCTCGTCCTGGGACGCGAACATGGAAGTGACGGTCGCGACCGCGCTGGGCACGTCGCTGCCTGAACAGCGCATGGAGTTTTTTCAGGGAGTCGCCGCGAA